TAAACTCATCTGTCATGTAATTTCTAATCTCATTTATATCTGCCACCGAAGTTGAATATACGGTAAAGAGAATCTGCTCACAGCATATCAACCAATTGTCGTCATATGACATTCCAATCTTGTCGTAAACAATATGCTTTTTGCCGCTCATAAATTGATTTAATTCTGGCGCCTGCTGAACTGGAATAATTGGTATAATATTCTCGTTTAGGTTATCGCTCCAATAGTCGTCTTCGTCAAATATGTTTCTGGTATAAAGCTCTTTCCAAAGATACTTTCTTAGCTCCAGCATTGCGTCTAACTTGTAATTAGCCATTACATTGAACCTCCGAATGCTAAGGCTAAGGCTGAGTCAGCTTGAGCCCTAATAGAATTTGCTGAAAAAGAATACTGAACTCTTTTGATATTTGATGGAACTCCCAGTGCCCTTGTAATACTTGAGTTAAATAATCTTTGAAACCCAGATCTTTTCATTGAGTCGCTTACTAATCTACCGCTAAAAAATCTTGAGTAGGCTAGTGTAAATTGATTGGTAGCTGCAGATCCTCCAGGGCGACGAACTGTAACAGACGCTCCCTTTGGCATAAACACCACTTCTCCATCCATTTCAAATACAAGGCGCTCTGCGCTTTTAGGTTTAATTACTAACGGCTTACCATTTTCCATAACAGAAGCCTTATTTGCAAACATATGACTACGTCTTCTATTTGATGAGGGGACCATTGTTTTAGATGGCAAGAAATCATAGTTAATACCAAATGATAAACCAGTTTGTGTGGTCTTGTTTAGTTTAAACAGCCTATGGGTTTTGTTACCAGCCTTTTTCCATTCGTAAACATGATGCAAAGACTTGGGCTTACTTCTAGCCAATGCGTCAATATAATTTCCAAAATCTAGATTTATCTGATCAAACATAAGCTTGCTAAATGAATTCTGAAACTTTTTATTACTTGTTAGTTTTGCTATTACTGATGCTTCATAATATACGTATGCTGATATTTGTGCCACTGTACTGTCTCTCAATGGCCCTTTTTGATTTGAGTGCATCATTCTTTCAAGTCCGCTTGCTGCTTGAACTAGTAGTCCGCTATTATCCAATTTGCTGGTTCTCCGATCTCTTGAGAGATGAGTTATAAGCAATTACTCTACCAAACGGGTCTGTCATTGGTGTAGTTCCCATTACTTCAAATACTGTTGGGGTCTCACTTGGATAGTTAATTTCATTCCAGATTGTGTTTCCTTCAACATCTTTTATGTTGGTAACTTTTTCTCTAGCTGTTAATTTTTCAGAAGTTCTTACCTGAATAACTTGATCATTTAAATACTTGTTTGAAAAAATTTGCTTATCGCTAGATCGAGTCGTTGCAGAGTTGCTGATTACACCCTTTGCGTGACATGCAATTGTTTTATAGTAATTCCACTCTTTTACGATTGCTCCAGTATCTGGATCTTGAATTTCAGACTGTCTGTAAACATCTAAATTCATAGACAAGACAGAGTCTACGATGCCACTCATTATATAATCTCAGCTTTAATTGTTAAGACATAATCGGCTAACAGGTTGTCCGCAAAAGCGTTGCCTGTGCCTGTATAAGCATCTCCTGTATACTCAAAATCCCAGTCAAATGTTGATATAGACTTGACGTATTTGTTTCTCCAAGCAGTGTCCTTAGAGAAATAATCTTTTATAAGCTCAATAGCTGCTAGCTCTACATTATCTGGAACTTCGCTCCAACCAAATCTACCAGTTACTTTATAAGGAACTCCTGAATTAAATAATCCTGAGTAATCATGAATGCTGGGTGGAACCATACCGTTTGCTGTATAGACTGTGTTATCTACTAAACTTGCTCTATTAACTCTAATACCATATCCGCTTTCAGAAATCTGAACAGGGAAATTCCAGTTGTTAATATTATTAATATTGTCTAGTAGTAGGGTGTCGTTCATTGTTAGGCTATGAAGTGCATTTATCTTAGCAGGCAGCGGAAGAGTGTCTGAATCATATCCGTAAACTACCTGAATGTCGTCATATAGGAAAAACTTTTGCCCAGTATATTCTTCAATTTGTTTTCTAGCATAACGCTCTGCTTTTAATAATTCTTTGTAAGACTTGTATCCTGGATCAGATGAGTCTGTGCTAAATCCTAAATCTTGTACGTGGTTAAAATCAACATATGGGGTTACCACAAAAACTGTGTCTGATCTAACAACAGCAGTTCCGCCTATAGAGTATTCCCATTGTAGTTTCAGGGTTCTGCTTCGGCCAGTAAGAGAGTACGGAATATTTACACTGTAAGTTCCAGGATTGCTTTCGTCTATTGCTGATGTTAATGTGCTTAATAAAGTTGTAGGGAGTACGGCAGGACTAATTGTCGCATCTAGAGTGGTATCGTATATCTTAACAATAGGCAATGAATCTGTGACTGCAATGTCACCGTTCCAAAATACTTGATGAACAATTGGTGATTGTGATTTAACTAAAATCTCTGCCATTTTATTGACTTAGACTAGCTGTAATACTCCTGGACTTCTCTAGGAGATGCTAACCTAAAGCCTTCCTCCTTATCAAAAATTTCTTGAGCGATCTCTTCAGATAAGGCTACGAATGGATGCTCTTTGGTAAAAGTGGCTCCCATAATATCAAATCTAAAGTTCTCTCTGGTCATTCTTACTAATACTGTATTTTCTGGCTGTTCTACTTTTGGATCAAACTTTGGCAATACTTCTATTGACATGTCTTCCGTCTCTTCTTCAATCTTTTTAATAGTGCTGTTATATACAGACCATGTAACGCCCTCTTCTGCAAGAGAGGCAATAATATCAACCTTGGTTTTTAGGCCTTCGGTATCGACTGCAAAATCTTCTGCGATCTTTCTTAGCTCTGATATCTTTAATGTCTCAAATGACATGCAAATCTCCTATTTCTACTTAAAGCAATTATAGCATTGTTAAATTAAAATGAAAAGCCCCTAAAATTAATTAGGGGCCTTTCCAACTAGTTAAATCCTATTATTAGGAAGCAACCTTAACGTTACGAACAACTACCCAAGCATCTGCCTGCTCGATTTGAACGCCAACACGAGTATACAATGTGTACTCGATTGAGTCCTTACGTGGCTCGAAGAAGCGGTAAACGGTTACATCACGCTTGATACCAATAACTACGTTATTTGGGAATGTCAAGTGGACGTCTCCGTGATTTCCTGATGGAGAAGAGTATGATCCAGTCTGTGTCTCATTAAGTAGTGGTACTTCAACAATCGGAATACCGAATGCGAATGGTGCCACATATCCTGCTGGTCCACCTAGTGGTGAAACTCCTCCACGGATTACGCTTGATGCGATATCTTGTGGAATTGTTTGGTTTGTTCCAATGCTGTTAGCATATAGGAAATCCTGAATCAGGTTTGATCCTGCTAGGAAGCGAAGGTCTGCACGACGTTGCTTGTACTTACGTGGCATTGCCTTGAGTGCTTTGTTAAACAACTCACGGCTTACGCCTGCTCCAAGAGCATCTACTACGTGTGCATTTGCCTTTGCCTTCTTTACAACGCCATCAAATGACTTGTATAGGGCATCGGTTGTTAGGGATGTATCACCATTGAGGATTACATCTTCAATGTCGTTACCTGCCTGTGTTGCCATCAAACGTGCAATATGATCTTCAAGATCTGCACCTTCGATGTTATCTTCTAGTGACTCTGTTGAAAGTTCCCAGTCCATGCGGAGCTTCTTTGTAGTCAAAGAGATTTTTGAGAAAGTTACTGCGCCATTTACGGCTGTATTGTCACCTTCGGTTGCAAGCTTCATAAGCTTCTCACCAACGGACATACGATCAATCTCAGATGTGTCAGCCTTCATACGAACTGTACGGGCGACCTTACCGATTACGGTAGCGTCGAACATGTAGTCCAGGAAGCGAGCTGATTGTTCTGCGTTTAGGAGACCAGCGTTGCCTGCCTCGCCAGCTTTATGCTGACCAGTAGCAGAACCACCTGTGACTCCTGCAAAAGTACCTGTTGCAGTTGTACCTGCAGCGATAGCTTTTTCTAAGTTTTCATTACTCATTTTATATTTCACCTACCTTATTTTAGTTAAAAATTTCGTTCACGGAACCAAGGAAAGAACCGTTCCACTTTGATTTTTTGATCATTACTTCCTGAGACCCGCCAAGGTCTGAGGACTTCTTAATTGCAGTCTCTGATTCTACTGCGTCGACACGCTTTTGTACACCATCAATCGTGCTCTTGATATTTTCAACAGCAGTTGAGAGTGCTGTGTGTTGTTCTGCCAACTCTGAAATTCGGCTATCTACGCTCTTGCTGAACGTTTCAACTGTATCTTTAATTGTTGAAACTTGTTCTGCATTTGCCTCTGTAGCTTTATTCAATGTCTCTGAGAAAAATCCCTTAAGGTCGCCAAGCATTTTAGCAAAATCAGGTTCATCAACCATAACTTCTGATACATCGGCTGCTTTTTCTAGAGTTTCGGCAGGAGCGTCTTCTACTGGTGCTTCTACAACTGCTGGTGCTTCTTCGGCAACAACTGATGCTTCCGCAACTACAGTCTCTTCGACTGCTGTGTTTTCTGTGTTTTCTGACACTTCATTACCTCCTTCTATGTCTGCCTGTTTTGCAATTTGTGTTTCAGGCG